TCATGCTTGGCAATATAAAACACTTCTAGCTTAGATAAAGGATCGGGTGATTTACGCACCACGCGCCTATTAATCTTCTTTCGCTTACGTGTGTTAGCCATATTAAAATTATGACTTACTAATCAGAATAAACAGATCATCGACACGCTTTTCTAATCTATCGATGGAGTCACGAAGGCTTGATCCAGAATTGGGCTTAAGTTCAGATAGATAAGATTTAATAACCCAGCGCAGACCCACTAATAAACTTGTTAGTATGGCGCATACGCCAACGCCTAAACCAACCCACTCGTTCGGGCTCATGCTTCATCTGCACCGATGCCATAAGCACTATCGGATTTATCTAGAGCCCTAGCTGCTGGACCTGCTAATGCTGCAACGATCACAGACACAGCAGGATCTAAACCTAATTCATTACTTGCTAAGAATGTTAAGAAGGATACTAACACCCCACGTGCGTAGGACTTTAGTATTGCCTTATGCTTATCGGTCAGCTTCATTTTGCTCCTCATCTGGAATGTCGATCTCCTCGACAATGTTGTTGTTTGGCTTTGATTCGTCATAGCCGCCTATACCATAGGTAACCATTTTCATTATGCTGCCCTTAAAAATGTCAAAATGGCACCATTTGCAGTTCCATCTGACAAAGAAGTGGCTGTTGCAAAAGCTCCAGTAACTGAAGATTGACTAAAATATTGTATTGTAAGAAATGCTGTACTAAAAGGTTGACCAATATATGCAGCTGCTTGGTTGCTTGCAACAGCAAGATAAGTATTAAATTGAGCGACAGTTTGCGAATTGGCAGCTAACCAATAAAGACCCGGCGTTAATTGTTGATTTATTGTAATTGTATAAGTAGTTGAAGCTGCAGAAACTGACACAGTTCCAGCATCTAAAACTACAGTGCTTGGTTGTCCAGAAGAAGAATTGTAGATTCCCATTCTAACTGAAGCTGTAGAAGGTGTACCCCCATATCCAGAACCACTTCTAATTGCAATTCTGTCAAATGTAGTTGTTGCAGGTACAAAAAATGGAGTGTAATAAGTCACGTTTTGTGAAGCACTCCCATTTGCTGTAGTAGTCAATGCAGTGCCTCTGTAGTAATAAGCTGAAATAAACGGCATTACTTGACTGGCTGCAAAAGCATAAGCAGTTTTAACCGCATTAGCAGTAGCAGCAGTTGTTGTGCTTGTGCTAGATGTTGAATCAGTTAATTGTAATACTCCTACATTAGATGTTGTGCCAGTAGATACTGAAAGATTCGCAGCTGATGAAGTGCCTGCATTTGTTAATGGGGCATTGACTGTTACAACACCTGATGAGCCTTGTGCACCAGTAGCCCCTGTTGCACCAGTAGCCCCTGTTGCTCCAGTAGCACCATTAGTGCCGTTAGTTCCATTAGTGCCGTTTGTACCATTAGTGCCTGCAGGTCCTTGCGTGCCTACTTCTGACACAGTAACTGTATTGTTTACAGGCGTAACTGTTACAGAATTAACTACCTCAGTAACTGTTAAGGTGTTATCACTCATCGAGTTACCTCAGCAGAAACTATTGCAGAGCCTTCAATTAAACGTGTAACAACGCCTGCACCTGATGTAATCTCTAAGTCATAGACATATAGATCTGGCAATAAGGCTGTTGTCTGTGTAGCAGTAATAGTTATGTTTATCAATCCTGTAGCACCTGTAATAACAATGCCAGAAGAAGGAGAAGACAGAGATAAGCTAGCAGTTGCTGAACTGACTGTCTTTCTTAACTGCATAGCAGCTGTATAACCAGTCAAGTTTATAGCTGTGCCAGCACTGTCTTTGTAGCTCAAAGCCAAAGTGTAGGTTGAGCCCTGATCTATTAGTATGTTATATGTACTAGCCAATTTGTCCCCCTAGAAGTGGTATGTCAAACTCTTTACCATCTTTATCACCGGATGGATTAAAGCTAACGTGGATGTGTTTAGTGTGTTTGTTATAGCCTGAATACTTACGCCACTTAAAGTTAAGTATCCTGCTAGCAATCATGCCATTATGGATTACGTAAGATATGCGCTTATCGGTTTTCGCACAGATTCTGATCTGGTCAGCCAGATATACCGAGAGCCCTTCGGATGAATCCAAGCGAGAATCAATATCAATGGCTCGCACGCATCCGGTCTGGTCTGGATTATGATCCGATTTTCTGGCAGCATGACGAGCATCACCAAGCCACCCGTCACTGGTAGTGCGCCTATCTGGATACCAGGTAGTAACGGCATCCCTAAGCTCTACACCTGCTGCACATAACCAAGGTTTCATTAGCCAAGCAATACTTTTAGCTCATCAGCTGTTAAGCCAAGTCGATCTGCAATGGCTTGGCGTGCTGTCGCTTTTGCTTGTGCTGCCGCTTCTTCTGCTGCAATTTTCTTTGCGTTATCTAAACGCGCCTTTGTTTCAGCAGCAGTTTCATCACGCTCTGTAATTGTTTCCTCGCCTGTTTGCACATTATATTCTTTTTCTATTATTTTCATTATTGCTCCTTATGCGCTTGCATAGACAAATAGTGTTCCTGCATCAAAACTAGCACCATCACTTCTAAATTGAACGCTTGAAATAGTGGAAGTTCCTGTGTAAATTCCTTGCGTAAAGATATTTGCACCACTATTACCACCAGCAGCGCTAGCACCAGACATTGTAAGAATGCTTTTAAAACCTGTTGCATTACCGCCAGTAATTAAAACAGACCCGCTAACAATGCTTGCAGCATTATTGGTCATAGCACCAAAATAACTAGAAGTAGTGCCAGTGCTAAAATAACTATCAAAAATGTTTGTCGAAAAAGCCGAGCCAACAGATGCGTAATTTCCTGAATAAATATAATTAGAACCAGTATCTGTATTGATTCTAATATTAAAACCATCACCTGCGCTACTTGTAGAAGCCCCTGTTACTATCATTAATATTTTATCTTTACCTGAAATACCAGTAATTGATATTTGTGTACCACTTAATGCTGTTCCACCTGAATTAAGTAAAGACCAGTTTGCACCACCAGCAGCAGCAGCCCCAGCACCTTTAATAAAAATAGCAGCAGATGTGCTAGTAAAAACTAAAGTGCCACTCTCATATTGTGCTAGGGCTAATGATGCAGATGTATTAACTGTGGCTGTGCCAGCAGTAATTGTGCAAACTCCTGCACCTAAATTAGTTATTTGTACTGTATCGCCAGCAGCAAACAATGCAGTATTAACTGTAATTGTTGTAGCACTCGCGTTGCTCATTGAAATAGCAGTACCAGCATCGGCAGCAACTAATGTATAACTTGCAGTCTTAGCTGATGCAGCCCCACCTAACATGGCCGTCTGTTGTAATGAAGTCATTTGAGCAGCTGTCAATACCTGCCCCGTAACGAACGATTGCTTTGCCATTAGTTCTCCTTAGTAACTGAATACATCTTCATCTAAAACACCATAATCTATGTTGTCTAGTATAAACCCATCTATGATCGGTTCAAGCGTTGTAAACACTGTTTTCCAACTATTCGGGGTGATGTTCATGCCCACGCCGAAAATCTGTAGGGTTTTGTCCAGGGTAGATCCACCTGGCTGAGTAGTAATAACTGTAATTGGATCAAAGAAATCTAGGTTTAGGGCTGCAATTATGCCGGTGTTATAGTCTGGGGTGTACAGGTCTAACGTAACCGCATCGCATCGAATGCTGGTCTCAGCTCTAGAAGCCACATAAGCCTGGGCATAGTCCAAGGCCACAGCATCGGTTTGCATTAACAGGTTATCTAAAAAGTAAGAATGAATAAAATACTTTGTAATAGAAGCTGCATTAGTAGCAACCTGTGCTGTGCCGCCTGTCCTAGTAATAGTGGCTGAATTGAAAACTAAGGTATCGTCTAACTTCCATACGGCATTAGCATATTTAATGCCTGTGCCATCATCTGCAAAGAGCGTTGGTGTGCCACCTATAGATGAGACAGTTACAGATCTATCTTGGAAAACAAAACTGCCACTGGCGTCAACGTAAACAGCACCATACTCACTATCTGCCACAGTTTGTAATGCAGCTAAAGAAGTCCTAGTAGTGCCTGGATCTGCCTGTAAAGAAGTTAATCCGGCATCTATATCACGCATTGATGATGGCCATGAGATTTGATCTAATATCTGGTTAATTCTTGTGCCTGATAGATCACCAGCAGTAGCACCAGTAACTGTTGAGATCTGTGCATTCTGTGCCAGCCTGTAAGCATCTACAGCTTGTATGGTTGTGTAAGCAACCTCTGTGGCATCTTTAGGCTGAGTGTTTACATAGGATGTAATAAAGCCTGAAAAAATTGGGTATGTTACTGATGAGTAGGTTGCAGTTATCTGCACCTTCTTCATAGGAGTTAATAGCTCATAGTAAGGGCTACCTGGATTCTGTGGGTTAAAGTCGCCATTCTGATCTACTATGCGTAAGGTTAGCGTGCCAGTTTGAAATTGATCGGACAGGGCAGTACGGCCTCTGTTAGTTTGCACGAGATTAACTAGATCAGATACATCTACAATTACAGCTGTAGCATCTCCTAGTACGTTAACATCTAAATTACCAGAATCTAATATAAGGGTTTGAGCAAAACTAGGCCCAGTTGAGAAGTTAATAATTGCATTTAATACAGGTACTGGCATTAGAAGCCCTGCCCGGCAGGTACTGTGCTAAATCCATTCTTTGTGGCAATTTGTATCGATTCAGCAATAGCCTGGCTTAATCTGTCGCCACCAGATGCAGTATCAACAGTAATAACAATTTCTTGTTGTGCTCTTGATCCGCCACCTGGTGTGAAACCTAATGCTAGACCTAATCCCATAGCCTCTGCGCTTGTGCCAAAGCTAGGATTATTTAATGAAGTGTTTGCTAGATTGCTAATGTTAGGAAATCCACCTGTGCCAGTGATGCTACTACCTGCCATTTGAGATGGATCAACGCCTAAACCTAATAACACTTTTTGACCTGCAGTTAAAATCATTGCGGCAGCAGTATTCATAGAACTTGATAATTCATCAACAGCTTTAACGCCGTTCATCTCGGCTAGTATCTTTTTAGCCAAAGCCTCATTGTTATCTAGGATAGCTAACTGAGCCCTAATACGTAATTTAGTCTCTTCATCGGTAGCAGCGTTAAGGGCAGCTGTTAGACCAATACGCTCTAAATCAAATTTGTCCTTCAACTTGTCTATTTCGCTACGTGCCTTGTTTGATGATGTAAGAATGGCTAACTCGGCTTTACGCGCTGCAGTAGTTTTAACAGTTAATTGATAATCTTTAACGCGAGTAGTAGATGCACCAGGCGCTACTGTTGCAGGTTGTCTTCTAAAAAAATTAGAATCTTTAATATTAAATATGTTTGCAGTCACTTTAGCAAAGCCTGCAATATTGTTAATATACCTTGCAAGGGTATCCGCAGCAGTAACCATTTTGGCAGTAAAAGTATCTATAGAAGTATCACCAGATAAGGTCCTTAACGCATCTAATAAGCCTTTACCTATAGCCTCTTTAGACTCATCCACAGCTACAGTTAGTTTGGCCATATCGCCTGCATAACCTGCTACTGCTGCTGATGCTTGACCTGAGAAATTATTATTAAGGGTTTTCTGTACATCTAAGAATGATGATGATTTTAACTGCGCCTTGCTTAGACCTACGCCTAACCTGCCTAGTGCTACGTTATCGCCTAGGTAGGCTTTAGATAGGCTAGTAGATACGCTTGTAAGATCCTTGCCAGTACCGGCTGATACATCAAGGGCGGTCTGGAATATGCTCTGGGCTTTAGCAACATCTTTAGTAACAATAAGAAGGCGTTGAAAGCCTGGAATAAGATTTTCATCAATAATTCCGTATTGCAAAGATAATCTCTTTAGATAATCATCTATTGCTCTTTGCTCAAATGATAAGCCTAGGTTATCTACTGTGGTGCGTAACTTGGCGGCAGCCTTCTCAGATTCTATAAATGCATTAACTGAACTTTTACCAAATGCGACTAGGGCAGTAGCACCTAGATACTTAGCAAAGGTCTTGCCTAATTTTTGTGCTGACTTATCAAACTCGGATATTTGTTTACTGCCTTTGGCAAGGGCTTTACCATTCCAAGTAGCTAAGGCGGAGACTACTAAGGCTGGGGGTTTGGCCATTATGCAACCTTCTTTAACTGTCCATTATTAAACTTAGTGGCTACAGTCTGTATGGCTGTAACTACAGCTGCATAAACCTTGCCTTGATCTTCATTCCAAGCACGATAGATTGCTCTACCACGATTAGGGCCAGTACCCTTCATAGAACTTAAAGTCTCAGCAGCCTGGTTAAATTGGATACCAGCATTAGGGTTTAATGACTTACCTTGCATGCCTCTTTGTTTACGGCCAGCGGTTTCAAAGATTGCACCTGATGCAGATTTATTGGCTACATAATTAGTAAATGAGAATCCTGCTGCGTTGCGTTTGCTTTGTCCTGCAGAATAAACTATTCCGTTACGCGCTACGTTTTGATCGTAAAATGGAAATGCTCGGTATTTCTGTTCAGCTGTAACATTGATCTTGCGCCAACCTGATAGCACTTCTTCATTGGCTGGCATGTAACTTCTAGCCCGATCCCTAATAGGTATCATGGCATCTCTAATTTCAGTGTTCATCTCTTTATTAAGATTAGGATCTAATATCTTCATAGCGGCCTGGAGTTGTTTAACGCCTGTTACGTTTACTGGCATTTTTAATCTCCTTAGCTCTATCTTGTAAGACCTGGACTATCGCCCTAAGCATCTCTTGATCCATATCAATAAAAAACTGCGGCGGTATTCCAGTCTCAACGCTAAGACTTGCGATAGCGTAGGTGATCGAATCCCGCTGTGTTATTTTTTTTCTTCGTCTAATACCTCGACAGTTTCTAAGCTGTCTATAAACTCGAGTCCGAATACAGGTACTACTACATTGGCCCTACGCAAACACTCATGCGCTAAGAAGTAAATCTCAGTCTGCCGTTCGTGATCGCGTAGGACTTTGCTAATTCCTGCGCCGTACTTTAACTCGAAAGCGTACTCGACACCCGGAGTAATTCTATGTTCAGATACTTCTCAGTTAGCCCTTGTTATCTTTAGCTTTGCCATTATTTCTCCTTATGCTACTGCTACAGCTACTGTGCTATTGCAGGTAAATGTAATGCTTTGTGATGAGATATCGCCTACTGCTCCATTTACATTGTTTAGGTTATTAATCAATACAGATGCAGTGTATGAAGGATTAGTTGCAGATACGGCAGCAGATGTCTGCTTAATTACGCATGTTACAGTAGTGCCATAAGCAGCACGTAATGTAGGGATAACTGTTGAAGCAGCGTT